CCCTGACCCAACGGGTCTAGAGTTCGGGACCGAGCGTACACAGAGGAACCTATCTCTAGGGTCTGGTAGTGGTCCCAATTGACTGCAACCTTCGGTCTTCGGGCAGGCTTGACCACTTTACCACTCTCCCTTCTTACGGGGATAGTGACGTGTTGTGGCTTACTGCTCGCGTCTTCAACAACTTCGGATAGGAGGAATTTTCCGCGCCCGAAAAGCGCATCCTTCCAATCGGCCAGCTGTTTCTTTACCGTTACAGAGGCCTCTCCATAGAGAAAAGAGACATATAAAGGAGTATGCAACGGACTCTCGGCATCGCCGGAGGCATTGACTGTGAAGTCGAACGCCAGCCGTTTGACTGGAATCTCCCAACACCGATACAAATATACCAACCACCCAGTTTCCGTAGAAACTAGAGTATTCTCCTCGCGGATCATACTGGATGGCACATGTATACCGGCGTCGTCGGATTCCCACACCGGAACGTAGTTTTTCGGTACGCTCCTAAAGAGTAGCTTAAGAGTCCTAGGAAGATGAATGCCAGTCTTGGCCATCCACCGCCCGAGGAGGTTCAGAGCTACGAAGCGATCCTGCACGACGTCTAACCGTTCGATGTGAACGGCTCGAACGTCTACGCCTTTATAGAAATCGGCGCCGCAGGACTCCCTAAACGGTCCCTCCAAGAAGGACTTGTCCTCATTAACAGTAAAACCAAGGAGCCCTAAGAGACGCACTACTAATCCAGCAATTGCTTGCGGACAGATAATATCATCTCCGAAGACGCCCCAGTTACCGGTTCTGCCATCTTGATCCGGTGAAGGATCATAGCAGGGGAAACCGGAAACTGCAAACGCGGACTTCACAACGGCTGCAAACAAGGCTGTTTGCAGGGGAAAGGTAAAACCGTTTCCCATTGTTCCGATCATGTTAAGTCTCTGCCACGAACCATTAATCTCGATGAAAGAGCTCCGAACGGCGCATAAAGTGTCAAAGACACGGCCGGGTAGTTGCTCACTCATCATAAGCATCGACATGGAGTCCGATGCCTGCTTGAGGTCAATGGTCACACTTTTCCCGCAAGCCGACCCGTAAAGGGCAAGCCGTCGATTCTTGAACTGCTGTGTGGATAGGGAGATTCCGAAGAACCCCCGCAGTCTTTCACTAATCAGTTTTCCAAACCCAAGCTGGAGCAGCATGTTTATTGCAGCTTCGATATTGATGGTTCGATCCGTTCTGTCGTTTTTAAGGACAAACGAAAGAGTCGATCCAGATACTACGCGCGGGTTCCCATGAACTAAGGTACGCCGAATTTCAGCGTCCAGCCATGCCGGATTACTCGCGACCAGCCTATCATAGACTGGTATTAAAGCAGGGTCAGTACAAGCTAGAGGGCCGTCAAGATACTTCTCAAAGAAAGAAGTACCATCCGAACCATAGCTAAATCCTGGCCCCAGATCAACTGGAATATCACTAAGAGGAACATCAAGAATAGTCCGATCGCCATCTTCAAAGAAGAAACGATACAGGATTTCCCTAACATTCCCCAGAAGCAAGTCATCCTGCCAACTGGTTGGTCTGCTTTCCCACCTAGCGCATTTCTCATTAACATCGAGAAACGCGTCAAGAGCTGCCTTCTTGGTCGCATTGGACCTCCTAGAGACGTATTTTTTAAGCACGTCCCTGTAAAGGAGATTCGCTGCGACTTCAGTCGGAGTATACCAAGGCGATCTCTTGTCGAGATCACTTATAAGGTACGGCTCAAGGTCGGAACGTAGAGATAACAAAAGAGCGTCGGGCTGAACTGCCACGGTATTTGACTCCTAGTGTTCGAACTGGCTCACGGCGGAATGGGGTTAGCACCCCGCCTTCATCCGTCAACAGAGAAGCTTCTGGTTAGAAGCTACCGGTCAACATGCTAAGAGACCACGAGTCCGCGTTGGCGCTAAAAGCGCCGCCGAGAAACGACATCATAGCTCGCAGCTCAGAAGGACTTGCGTCCTCCATGCCGGCAGCTACGTCGATCTCGACGCGAATAATGGCACTCCCAGGGATGGCGAGTGGCGCATTCACGTTTCCGCCTTTGCGAAGGATGAACTTCCACTTGTTCCGCACGTTTGCGGTAAGTTGGTAGCTCCCCGTACGCACAGCAGCCGGGCCAGAGATCTGGCGCGGACGCTCCGCGGTGAAGGTGAACGGGCGAGTCGCTGTGTGAGCAGTGACACCAGCCTGAGTACCGCCCAACGCCGACACATACCACTGCTTTTGAAGCGACGATAAAGCCGCGTCAACAGCGACGGTGTAGGTTGGAGCGGTGAAACCCGCGATGGCAGAGCCCGAAACAGGGCTCGTGAGGTTAATAGGCATATGCCAGTCTGTCCTTTGGTTTGAAGAGAAAAGTTTTGAGCTTGGAATGAGCCAGCGCGAGCGCGGCGAGGTTTAGCCATTTACGGCTAGACAGGCCGGGGAGCTCGAGTCTAAGGCTTAGATCCATATCAGGACTTGCGTCCCTTTGAATCCTTTTCCGACTCAGTTCAACGATGCCACCAGATCCGGTAACGCTCCATTCATCGCCAACCAGCGATTGGGGTGTTCCCGTCGGCGCGACTATCCGTACAGTTCGTACGTATTCATCGACTGACGAGTAATTGACCCAAGCTAATTGAGAAAGGAGACCTGTCTTAGACGATATCCACTCAGCTAAGTTGCTGAAGTAATCAACCATCCAAGAGTAGGGGATTAACTCCCATACCGTAGGGAAGAAATCCTTCCACCCAAGACCAAACAGTTTAGGCGTGATGCCGCTGTGTTGCTCATGTTTAACCATCCCATAGAAACTCGCTTTTTGGCGAAAGTTATTCTGGGTAAATACATCAAAATACATGTTCGCGTCCGTTGTAGGACCCGGAAACAGAGGTATATAAGACCGTAAAACGTCCTCGAGGCGGTTACCAGCACGTACTTTTTGGTACTGCTTGATTTCCACCTTCTTCAGTTGTTCCACGATCTCCTCGAT